AACGAAGCCGAAGTGGCTAAGGCCAAAGCTGAAGCAGAGCTGATTCGCCAGCTAACAGCAATGGGCGGGGACATGGCGCCGCAGCAGGAGCAATAAGTCATGGCTTCCGATTTAGCACTGCTGGCTTTAATAAACAATGTAAAGCAAGAAGTCAGTAGTGTTAGAAAACTTGAAGGACCGCGCGGTGTACAAGGCGCTGCCGGTCCTGCCGGCCCACAAGGGAAACAAGGACCAATCGGCCCACAAGGACCGCAAGGCCCACAAGGACCGCAAGGCCCTGAAGGCCCTCAAGGCCCTGTCGGAAAGGCTGGCGCTGACGGCCAGGACGGTATAGGCGTTGAGAGCGCTTATGTGGCCGCTGACGGCTCGTTAGTCTTTACCCTTACGGATGGTACGGAGATAGACGTAGGACCGCTCAGCGGGCTTTCTGTGGAGGCTCAGGGCAATACGTACATTCTAGGCCAGTCGCAGGGCAGCGTTACGAATGCAATAACAGAAGCCACATCGCTTTATGTTCCGGGCTCTGCGGGCCCTACGTCTTGGAATGTTGTTGACGGCACCATCGACTTTCCGCTTAACGAAGACGTAACGCTGCAGCTTGGGCAAGAAGAGCTGTTCTACGCCAAAGCCTCTGAAGCTATTAGCAATGGCGAAGTCGTTATGTTTGCTGGCGCACAAGGCAACCACTTGCTTATCCAAAAGGCTGACATAACTGTTCCGGGCTTTAAGCAAGAGTGGGTTATCGGTGTTGCTACGCAAGACTTTGCTAATAATGAGTTTGGGTACGTAACGTCTTTTGGTAAGGTGCGGGAGCTAGACACGCTAGCGTTTAACGAAGGCGACTTGCTGTGGCTGTCGGCCACTACGCCCGGAGCGCTCACTAACGTAGAGCCCGCTAAGCCCGCATGCTCTGTGCTAGTTGCTGCCGTTACGCGCTCTCACGGTCAGCAAGGTACCATCTTTGTACGACCTACTACGACTAGCCGCATTGACGAGCTGTGCAACGTATCGGCAGCTACGCCTAATGACGGCGACATATTGGCTTGGGACGCAGCGCAAGGTATTTGGAAACCCATGGCGCCTGTCTTCCCGGCCCTGTACGGCATCACTACTTACCCATAAATAGGAGTTGATTATGAAACCCTGTGCATCCTGCCCGTCCCCCGCTAAGTGCAAGAAAGCTGGTAAGTGCATGAAGCGTGCCAAGCCTGCCGCTAAGCCCATGAAGAGCAAGCGCCGTGGCTACTAAGCGTACGCCCGCTAAGGGCAAAGCGAAGGTTAAGATTACCGCTAGCGGGCGCAAAGTGTCGTATGGGCAGGCAGGGCAGGCCAAGGGCGGTGGGCCGCGTGTGCGCCCCGGTACGTCCAAAGGCGACGCTTACTGCGCCCGCAGCGCTGGTCAAATGAAAAGCCATCCCAAAGCAGCCAAAGACCCTAACAGCCCGCTACGGCTCAGCCGTAAGCGCTGGAAGTGCAGCGGTACTAAGAGTACCAAATAGGGCTTGACATTTGCTACAAAATATGATAAAATATAGTCTATCTTTGAAGTAACCTTAACGACTGGCCTCACGGAGACAACCATGTCACTTGTAACACAATCAAAGTTTGATGAGTTAGTCAAGAACACTACTTCCTACCTTCAGGATGTGTTCAGGCGCTTAGATGCTATTGAGGAAAAAGTTGACAAGCTATTGTCAGCTCCGCAAGCAACCACCCGTCGTAACACCACTAAGGAGAAAGTAGATGAGTAGTGAAGATAAGAAGTTTTTTGAAGATTGCCGTAGCATGTTTATTACGGACGGCTGGAAGCATTTCCAAAAGGAAATCAATGTAGCTTTGCAGTCCATGAACCTTGGCACTGTGGACTCGTCTAACGAGTTCTGGAAAGCTAAGGGCCGCTGGGAAGCGCTGCTACAAATCGCTGGCTGGGAAAACGCAGTGCTTGCCGCAGAGCAGCAGGCGGAAGAGCCAGAAGACGAAGATGCGTAAAATCTTTGACGTGCAGTGTGAAAGCTGCGCAGAAGTAACCGAAGTGTTTGGTAGGGATAGCGACTCGTTCCGGTGCGGAGCCTGCGGTGCCCCTGCCAAACGCATCATCAGCCCAGTACGCTGTAAGCTTGAAGGGGTGTCGGGGAGTTTCCCCGGCGCCGCTATGAAGTGGGAGCGAGAGCATATCAGGGCTGGCCTTAAGAACGGACAAGCATAGCCATACGCCCCGTTTAGCCACAACCATCTGATAACCCGTAAGGGCCGGAGTTTAATAATGGCACGATTAGTAGACGCACCCGACGACAACGCTGTGGAGACAACCGAAGAGCTTGGAACTCTTGACGAAATGGCAACGGAACAAGCCGCAGAAATTGCGGAAGCAGAGCCGGAGCCGGTAGCTGAAGAGCCACAAGACGACGACCTCCCAGAAAAGTATAGGGGCAAAAGTGCATCAGAGATTGCAACGATGCACAGGGAGCTGGAGCAACGCCTAGGCCAGCAAAGCCAAGAAGTCGGAGACTTGCGTAAAGCCTTTGACGAAATGGTTAAGCAGTCTATCGCAGCGCAACAGTCCCAGTCTGCACCGGAACAAGAAGCGGACGAGATTGACTTCTTTACCGATCCGCAGGCAGCAGTAAAGCGAGCTATTGAGAACCACCCCATGCTTAAGCAGTCTCAGGCTGTAGCGGCAGAAATGGCAAAGTCTCAAGCGCTAGCACAACTGCAGGCTGCACACCCTGACATGAAGGATGTCCTAACCGACCCCGGATTCAAAGAGTGGATTGGTAAGTCACAGGTTCGACAAGAGCTGTTTGAACGCGCCGATAAAGCGTACGACTTTGCTGCAGCAGATGAGCTAATGACGCTGTACAAGGAACGACGTGGCATCGTAGCACAAACCGCAAAGGTCGAGAAGGTGGCGCAGCAGAACGAAATCAGGAAAGCTTCTACGGGCTCGGCACGGTCTAATCCCGATAGTGCAAAGACTAGAAAGATTTACCGCCGCCGTGACATTATTGAACTTATGAACCGTGACCCAAAGCGATACGAAGCGCTACAACCAGAGATTATGCGTGCGTACGCTGAGGGCCGTGTTAAGTAGCCGAAACGGCATTTGCCGTAACGGCCCATACCTTTACGGAGTAATACATCATGGCACTTGGATCTAACCACGTAACCAAAACCACCGCTGCTACCTTCATCCCCGAGATTTGGTCCGATGAAATCATTGCAGCATACGAGAAGTCCCTTGTCGTTAAGCCGCTCGTCCGCTCCATGAGCATGACCGGTAAGAAAGGCGATACGATTCACATCCCGAAGCCCACCCGTGGCAGCGCCAGCGTCAAAGCTGCGCAGACGGAAGTGACCCTTATCGCTGCTACCGAGTCTGAGCTGACGGTCGCTATCGACCAGCACTACGAGTACAGCCGTCTGATTGAAGACATTGTGGACGTGCAGGCCCTGAACAGCCTCCGCCAATTCTACACGTCTGACGCCGGCTACGCTCTTGCCACCCGCGTTGACACCGCTCTGATTGCTGAGGCTGCTAACTTTACGTCGCAGCTTGAGTTCCGCAGCGGCGCCGGCACGGCCACGGCTGCTGGTACGGCAACGGCTGGCTTCACCGACCTGGGCTTCCGCGAAGCTCTGCAGGTCCTTGACGACAACGACGTCCCGATGGACAGCCGCGTGTTCGTCATTCCGCCTGCTATGAAGAAGGAACTGCTTGGCGTGACCAACTACGTCAGCACGGACTTCGTGACCGGCAAGCCCGTTGAGACCGGCAAGATTGGCTCTCTGTACGGCGTTGACGTGTACGTGTCCACCAACCTGCCCACCGAAAACACGGACGAGAAAGGCGCTCTGCTTATGCACAAAGACGCCATCGTGTTCGCGGAGCAGCTTGGCGTTCGCGTCCAGACCCAATATAAGGCTGAGTACCTTGCAGACCTTATGGTTGCCGACACTTTGTACGGGGTCGAGACGTACCGCAGTGAAGCAGGCGTTAAGCTCTTCGGCACTGTGTAAACTAAGCAGTAACCGCAGGGGGAAAGGCGCCGCCACGCTGAGTACCCCTGCTTCTCTTGGCGGAGAGCAACATGAAAAAATGTCGAGTCTGCGGGGACGTTAAGCCCGTAACAGAATTTAGCAAAAGAGCCAGAAGCAAAGACGGTCTTCAGGCAGATTGCAAAGCTTGCTGTACTGCTTATCTTAAAGAATACAGCAAGCGCAATAGAGATAAAATTAACGAACTAAATAGAAAGCGGTACGCTAAAAACGCAGAGAAAGAACGACAGCGTTCGGCGCAATGGCGCAAAGATAATCCAGAAAGGCGTAAAGAAATTACAGCTAAGTATAGAAATGCAAATAGAGAAAAATGTAATAAAGCTGTACAAAAATGGTCTAAAGCCAACAGAGATAAATGTAATGCTCGTGACGCAAAGCGCAGGGCTGTTAAGTTAAATGCTACACCTCCTTGGCTAACTCAAAAACACTGGAAAGAAATTAAAAAGATTTACGGACTAAGAAGTGTTTGTAGTTTAGCAACACAAGTTGATTACCATGTGGACCATATTGTTCCGCTAGCTGGTACAAACGTTTGTGGTTTACACGTCCCGTGGAACCTTCAAGTTATAACCGCCAAAGAAAATAAAATCAAAGGCAACAAATATTAAAGGAGAAGCATAGTGGCAGTGACATATACGCCCACTACGAACTTTGGTGCTAAAGATAGTCTTCCGCAAAACGACCCCGATAAGGTTATTAAAGGTTCTGAATTTAGCGTAGAGTTTACCGCAATTCAGACGGCGTTTAGCCTCGCTGCGCCTAACGCATCGCCTACCTTTACCGGCACCGTAACCATTCCCACCGCAGACATCAACGGCGGCGCCATTGACGGAACGACCATTGGGGGCACCACGCCCGCTGCTGCATCCTTCACGACTGTTAGCGCTACCGGCAACATTACGGTTGGCGGAACGGTTGATGGGCGTGACGTAGCCGCTGACGGCACGAAGCTTGATGGCATTGAAGCTGGCGCAGACGTAACCGATACGACGAACGTAACGGCTGCTGGCGCTTTGATGGACAGCGAGCTAACGAACATTGCGGCTGTTAAGGCGCTAGACCAAGGCGTTGCCACGACGGACTCTCCGTCCTTTGCGGGTCTTACGGCTACCGGAAGCGTCAGCCTAGCAGGCGCCTCGACCACTGCGGACATCACCTTTGGCGACAACGACAAGGCCATCTTCGGCGCTGGGTCGGACCTTCAGATTTATCACGATGGGTCTAATAGCATTATTAGTGACCAAGGTACTGGTAGCATCAACTTGCTTGCATCTAATTATTTCAGAGTAAAGAACTCTGCGGATACATTATTAGCGGCAAGTTTTCGTGCTGATGCAGGGCAAGAATTTTATCACAACTCATCTTTAAAACTCGCCACCACCGCCACCGGCATCGACGTTACCGGCACCGCAGTAACTGACGGCCTCACCGTAGCAGGCAACGTCTCCATCGACGGCGGCACGATCAAGCTGGATGGGGACCTCGACGCCAACAACAACGTCGCCTTAGGCGATACGGTCCTAGACTCGCTAACGACGGGCGTACGCAATACGGCGGTGGGCAGCGGCGCACTGACTGCGAATACCGAAGGTAACTATAACGTCGCTCAGGGCTATCAGGCCCTTTATACCAACACCACCGGCTCCAACAGCATCGCTCATGGTTACCGTGCGCTTTTTTACAACACTACCGGCGCTAACAACGTAGCTCAGGGCCGAGAAGCCCTCTACAACAACACCACCGCCTCTAATAACACTGCTGTGGGGTATCAGGCGGGGTATACAAACGTTACGGGGACGAACCTTACTGCAATTGGCTATCAAGCACTTCGCCTTTCAACCGCTGGGGGTAATACCGCTGTCGGTTACAGGGCAGCAGACGCAACTACTACGGGCACGGGCAACGCCGCTCTCGGTGATGTGTCCCTGTTCACAAATAGCACGGGGTCGTACAACACGGCTTTAGGCAGCAATGCTCTACGCTTTAGCACCACCGCCTCTAACAACACGGCTGTTGGTTATCAGGCTCTTTATGCGAACACCACTGGCGACAGCCTGACTGCCGTTGGTTATCGGGCCTTAACATCAAATACCGGCGTCAACAATACGGCAGTTGGCTATAACAGCTTCCCTGCAAATACCTCCGGCATTCACAACGCTGGGCTTGGTAGGGCTTCTGGTCTTTCAAACACGACAGGTAGCTATAACACTGCCATTGGAGACTCTGCGCTCCCCTATAACACCACCGCCTCTAACAACACGGCTGTGGGTTATGGGGCTGGGTTTAGCAATACGACTGGCGCATCAAATACGCTGGTTGGGGTCGTTGCTGGGTATAATTTAACGACTGGTGTAGGCAACACGTTTATTGGCTCAACAGGGACAGGTTTTGGTGCTGGGTGGGAAATGACTACCGGCTCCAAAAACACCATTATTGGCGGCTTTAGCGGAAGCGGCGGCGGTCTCGACATCCGCACCTCAAACAACTACATCGTGCTGTCGGATGGGGATGGGAATCCGCGCCAGCATATAACTAATGGAGGCTTCTCTAAGCTCTGGGGGGATACTACCCCACAAAGTAACTCAGCTAGCTACCATGAATTAGCTAGCAATACGGCTAATTTGGCGGTTTATGTAACAAACAAAAACGCAAGCGGCGATGGGATTATCGTCAACTGCAACAATAGTAATAATGCCAATTATTACTTTAGAGGCTTTTCTAATTCGGCAAGTGCTACTCAGATTTATATTCATACGTCTGGGAATATCTACAACGCCAACGGTACTTATGGGACTATTTCAGACCTGAAGCTTAAGCAGGATGTTATAGATGCCGCTAGTCAATGGGACGACATTAAAAGCCTCCGCGTTCGCAAGTTCCGGTTTAAGCAAGAGCCGGAGGGGCCTCTGCAACTTGGATTGATTGCACAGGAAGCCGAAGAGGTTTCACCCGGCTTGGTTGAAGAGCTGGTGGACCGAGACGCCGAGAACAATGACCTTGGGACCACGACGAAAGCAGTAAAATACTCCATCCTCTACATGAAGGCCGTTAAAGCCCTGCAAGAGGCCATGGATCGCATTGAAACCTTAGAGGCCAAGGTGGCCGCACTGGAGGCAAACTAAATGGACGACCTAACCCCCGAGCAGATCGCTCAGCACTACAGCGCCGCTATGGATAGCGTGGACCTGTTGAACGCCGGTCAACCGGAAGGCATGGATGACGCCGACTGGGCCGACACCGTGTCCCGCAACGTCGAACACCTGAAGATCATGGTGGCAAAGGACTTCTGGACCGACGAAGACCTCGGGCCGATTGAGGCGGTTATCGCCGCTAACGAGGCCTAAAAACCATGGAAACTTTCTTCGCATTCTTCGAAGCCTTTCCTGCGTGGCTAACCGCCATCACCGCACTGGTTACCGCAGCGACCGCTGTCACGGCCCTTACGCCTACGCAAGCGGACGATAAGGTTATCGCTGTAGCGCTGCGCGTGCTTAACGTCCTCGCCGGCAACTTCGGCAAGAACCGCAACGCTGACGATGCTTAACAGCAATGGACGGCCCTAATCAGCTAGAGCTTCTAGTTTCCTTATGGCCGGTGTTCGCGGGTTTTATCAGCTTGGTTATTGTGCTAGCCAAAATGCACAGCGAGCTGGAGACAGTTAAAGAAAAAGTCCGCGTATTGTTTGACTTGTGGAATGGGCGGGACAAATAGTGTTACAGCAACTAATCGGTCCCGTCACAGGACTCCTAGACAAGTTCATTGAAGACAAGGACCAGAAGGCCGTTCTTGCGCACGAGATTGCTACCATGGCGGAGCGACATGCGCAAGAGCGGGCTATGGCGCAGGCTGAAGTAAACCGCGCAGAAGCGCAGCATCGTAACATTTGGGTAGCCGGCTGGCGCCCGTTTATTGGCTGGGTGTGCGGCGCTGCGCTAGCGTGGCATTTCGTCCTTGCTCCAGTCGTTTTGTTTGTTGCATCGTGGCTTGACGTATTCCTTCCGCCCCTCCCCGCTTTCGACATGGACAGCCTAATGACTGTATTGCTAGGCATGTTGGGCCTGGGCGGTTTGCGCAGCTACGAAAAAGCTAAAGGACTTACACGTTAATGCAACAGCTACAAGACAATGCTCATAAGGTTGCAGACCAGCTAGCCGCTACGTCCGTACTTGGCGCCATTACTGCCAACCTTCCGCTTATCACTGAGTGGATGCAGATGATTGCTGCGCTTATTGGTATTTGTTCCGGTTTGGCAGCGCTGCGTTTTTACCTTAAGCGCACCTCTAATCTTGACAAGGAAGACTAATGGGTGGCTTTAACTTAAACATTCCTTTAAGCTTTAACGGCATTACTATTACGCCACAGCAGATTCAAAATGCTGTAGCTGCACAGAACGCACAGCCGGCGCAAACGCTTACGGAAGCTGTGGCCGCTATGCCAGCACAAGCGCCTGCTGCTGCTCCGGCGCAAGATGCCGCTCCGGCGCAAAACGTTACTCCAGCAACTGTAGCCGCGCCAGCGCCTGTTGCAACTACTAGTCCAGAAGTGGGCAAAGCGGGTGGCGTTGTATCTGCAGGCACTCTTGGCTTGCCAGACCTATCTGATTTTGAAGTAGCTACATCGTTGGGAATGGAGTATACTGGCGACCGCGATCAAGATCAAATGGTGCAAGATGCTGTAGAACAAGCTAGAAACGCAGATGCACGGGCTACTGGCATTGCTCCATCTGAAGAAGAAATTGCACAGCGCACTGCGCAGTTTAATGATACTATGGAGCGTTTACAAAACGACCCCGCTTTTAGAGAGCAGTGGTTTGGCAAACGCGATTATCGTAAGTTTAATTTAAGCCCTGCAGACATTCTTAAAGTAGCAGCTTCGTTTGCTATTCCGTTTGCCGCTCCGGCTGTAGCTGGCGCTCTTGCTAGCGCTACAGGCGTTACTGCGTTAGGGGGCGCCGGAGGCATTGCGCTTACTCAAGCAGCTCTTGGCGGCGGCCTTGCAGCAGCAACTGGCGAAGACCCAATTAAAGGTGCATTAAGCAGTGCATTTTTAACCAACCCTGCGCAAGCGTCGGCTGGAACTAATCTTACTAATTTAGCAAAACAAACTGCTGAAGTTTTTGATAACAGTAAAAACCAACCAGCTCCTGACGCACAGCCTGCGTCTGTGGTTGAACAAGTATTTGCTGACGTGCTTCCGCGCCCTGACTATACGCCTAAGCAACCTACGCCAGCCCCTGCGCCTTCTTTGCCAGTAGACATTACCGAGCCTCCTTTGCTTGAGCCGGATATTCCTACGCCTGTTGTAACGCCTCCTGTAGAGCTTACGCCTACACCTGTTGATAGCGGCGGCGGCGGTGGAGCGCAAGCAGGAGGCGCACAGCAACCAGCAGCGCCTACGCAACCAGAAGACATTACGCAAGACACTACAGCACCTGAGGGCTTTGAGCCAGTGCTGCCGCCAAGCTATTCAGAAACTATTAACAACGTTCTTGAGCAGCTTGATGTGTTCCGTCAAGAAGGGCAAAGCAGCACGCAAGCAGTGCAAGATGCTGTAGATTCTGTTGCAAGCTCTATGGACATGACGCGTGAAGAGCTGCTTGGTGAGCTGGGCACTACGCAAGAGAACATTTTGGCTGACATTGCGGTGCGTGACGAAACGCTTCGTGGTGAAATAGAAGCAGGACAAGCTGCAGCGGCTGAAGAGCGTCAGGCTATTATAGACCAAGTAGCGGCTAACGAAGAAGCTGGTATGACTCGTGACGACGCGCTTCAAGAAGCCATTGACGCCGTTGCTGCGGCTAACAATACAACCCGTGAAGATCTTCTTGGAAAGCTAGGCGCTACGGAAGAAACGCTTGCAGGTCAGATTGAAACGCTAGGTGAAACGGCAGCTACGGAACGTCAAGCAATTATTGATGAAGTACGTGCTAACGAAGCGGCAGGCATGGAGCGCACTGATGCGCTGCAAGCAGCCATTGATGCCATTGCGGAAGCTAACAACACCACTCGCGAAGACTTGCTGACTGAAATGGGCACTTCTCAAGAAGCAATCCTTACGGAAGTTAACACGCAGCTTGAAGGCATTACGGGTTCTATTGAAGGCTTGCAGGGTGGCGTTACGCGCAATGAAGAGTTGATTGGTGCTGTTAACGACCGCCTTGATGAATACGTAGCAGAAGGTCAAACGCGAGCGGATGCGCTAGAGCAGGCCGTTGCGGACGTTGCGGCCCAAACCGATCAGTCCTTTATGGACGTGCTTGGCTACCTTGGCGACCTACAAGAAAGTGTTAACGTAGACGTTGAGAACGTACGCGTTGCTGGCGAAGAGGGCCGTCAAGCTATCCTAGACCAAGTGGCAGCTAATGAAGCTGCTGGCATGGAGCGTGACGCAGCGCTAGACGAAGCCATTGCAGGTGTGGCGGACAGCCTAGGCGTAGCCGTTGAAGACCTGCTAAGCCAGATGGGCACTAATCGTACGGAGCTTGAAGGCGCTGTTGGTACGTTAGAAGAGCGTGTTACAAACGTAGAGTCTAACGTATTGGAGCAGGTTGCTGCTAACGAAGCGGCTGGTATGGAGCGTGACGCAGCTTTAGAAACAGCAGTTAATAAAGTTGCTGAAGACCTTGGCGTAGCCGTTGAAGATATTCTTAGCGATTTGGGCACGACGCGTGAAGGGCTTGAAGGCGCTATTGGTACGCTAGAGCAGCAAGTGGCGGATGTACAGACTAACGTACTGGACCAAGTAGCAGCCAATGAGCAGGCCGGTATGGACCGTGACGCTGCGCTAGAGACTGCTGTTAACAAGGTGTCGGAAGAGCTTGGCGTAACCCGTGAAGAGCTGCTAGGAGAGCTTGGCGCTACGGAAGAAACTCTTAGCGGGCGCATTGGCGAGTTGCAGTCTAGCGTTGAGCAGCAAGTAGCAGACGCCCAGGCTAGCGTGCTGGAGCAAGTAGCAGCCAACGAGCAGGCCGGCATGGCCCGCGATGAAGCCATTAACCAAGCCGTTGAGCAAGTAGCCGGCGACTTGGGCACGACGCGTCAAGAGCTGCTAGATCAGCTTGGCACGTCAGAGGCTAACATCTTGGAGCAAGTAGCAGCTGGCGCTGCGGCTGGGCAAGCACGTGACCAAGCTATTGGCGAAGCGCTGGGCCAAATGGGCACGGAGCTGGGCACTGGGCTTATGTCGCTGCAAGCGCAAGCGCGAGCATACAAGCCGAAGTGGACTGACTTGTTTCAATACACGACGCTAACGCCTTACCAAAAGAAAGCAATGGCGCCTTTTGTTGACTATATTGCCAAAGGCCGAGGAATGTTATCATGACGTATTTGGAAGCTGTAAACCAAGTATTGCAGCGGTTACGTGAAGACACCGTAACGGACGTAACGGGTCTTGATGATCCCGTAGCTGAAATGGTTACTGCGTTAGTAAACGATGCTAAGCAGCTTGTCGAAGATGCACACACTTGGAATGCGCTGCGCTACGAGTGGAGCGTAACGACCGCTGCAGACGACAACCTGTATAGCTTGACAAATGCTGGAAATTATGGTAAAATAGAGGCTATCATTAAGGATGACGGAGTGGAGCTTAAGCAAGAACAGCTTCAGAATATCCGTAAGCGACAAGCCGCATCGCCAGCAAACAATAAGCCTAAGTACTATGCAGTCAACGGCGTCGATGCCAGTGGCGACATCCAAATACAGCTATTCCCGAAACCTGATAACGTATACAGCTACACCGTATATGGATTCAAGCGTCAAGCAGAACTAAGCGCTAAGAATGATGTGTTGCTTGTACCCGGTAAGCCCGTTGTGTACGCAGCGCTAGCTATGGCAGCACGCGAGCGTGGCGAAGTGGGCGGGCAAACGGCAGCAGAGTTGTTTGCGCTAGCCGGTACGTACCTTAGCGACGCTATCGCATGGGACTCTGCTCTTAACGACTACGATAACGTCTGGATGACTGTGTAATGGCGCAGCAACAACAGAACATTACGGTTAGCGCTCCGGGGTTTCAAGGGCTGAATACGGAAGACTCTCCGCTTCAGCAAGACCCCGGCTTTGCGGTTGTGGCCGACAATGCTGTTGTGGATAAGTTTGGTCGTATTGGCTCGCGTAAGCCCTGGACGGAGTTTACCACTGCGGTTAACGTAACGTATAGCGCAGCGGTTGGCGTGGCGGACACGCAGATTAAGACGCACCGCCTAGGCAACGGCGACATCAATGGCGTTACGTACGTGCTGGCTACGGTTGGTGTGTATCAGTATAACGCCTCCGGCTCTTTGCTGCAAGACGACTACTTTATCTGCAAGCTTACCACCAGCTCTGGTCCTGTATACGAGCTGGACGAGATTAGCTATCCGACGCTGATTAACGACAGCGCTTTGGCTGACGCTAAGATTGTTAGCTTTAACGACAAGCTGTACATTTTTAGTGCAGGCAATGAGTGCCTTGAGTATGACGGCAGCACGATTGTTAAGCTGTTCACAGGCACTAACGACGTAGACTACATTAAGCCACAGGACGACAGCGGTACCATTGCGGCAAACATTAACGGTGACGTAGCCGCAGCCGCTTACGGGCGTTTGTGGGTTAGTGGCGTTAACGGCGACTACCAAACGATTTACTACAGCGACCTGCTCATTGCCACGCAGTGGTACGATGGGCGCGCTGTGCCTGCCGATGCGCAAAACACTGGCGGTATTCTTAACATTAACGAATACTGGCCCCGTGGCACTGACCGTATTGTAGGCATTGTAGCTCATAACAACGCCCTGTTCATCATGGGGCGTCAGTCTATCTTGGTGTACAACAACGCTGCTAGCGGCGATCCTGCGGGCACTGAAGGCATTGTGCTGGCTGATACCATTAGCGGTATTGGCTGTGTAAACCGTGACGCCATTGCTAACATTGGCTCTGACGTATTGTTTGTAGACGACTCTGGTGTGCGTTCTATTGGCCGCACCATCCAAGAAAAGTCTGCGCCGCTTAACGACCTAACCTCTAACGTACGCCGTGACATCACGGACATCATTGCGCTTACGGCAGACAAGACCACTATTTCGCTATCGTACTGGCCTGATGAAAACCTAACGGTTGTTAACTTTAGTAACGACTTGCAAGCCTTTGCGATTGAAATGCGAGCGCCTAGCGTAACGGGTGGCAACAAGGTGACGCGCTGGACCAACACGGTCTGGGAGCGCGCCATGTACTACGAGATTGACGGCGAAGCCCGCGTGTTGCTAGCAAGCAGCGCAAGCGGCTACGGCTGTCTGCTATACGAAGACGGCTTGAACTACAACAACCAGCCGTTTGAGTTTAAGTATGAGTCTAATTCGTTTACGTTTGGTCAGCCCGCTAACTTTAAGTTTATTAAACAGATTGACTTTACCGTTGTGTCTACGCTAACGGACGCTCAAGCGTACGCAGGGTGGGGCTATAGCGGGCGCCTTGACTACACTAAAGCGCTAACGATTACGGCTCAGGCCCCAGCGCTATACAACGTAGCGTACTTTAACCAAGACGACGAATACGGCCCCGGCCTTACGACTATTCGCCGCTATCGTGTAAACGCTAAAGGGAGCGGTGAGTCTGTGATTATTGGATTCCGTACTGAAGTAAACGGCAATACGTGTAGCCTTCAAGAGATTAACGTACAGACCCTTATTGGGAGGATTATCTAAATGAGCCTTTTTGATTTGCTGGCAGGTGCCGGTAGCGCTGCTGCTGGCTACCAAATGGCTGAAGATATTCGGCAGACTGGCCGTACTGGCGCACAACAGATGCAGCAGCTTGGTCAACAGCTACAAGACCAATCAGCTTTCCGTGGCTATGGCGTACAGACGGGTCTAGGACGCTCTACGGTGGCTCCTACGGGCAGTTTAGACGTAGGCGTAGGTCCCCAAGCGGGTTTGATGCAAGGCGGTCAGCAGCTCTATGGGGGCGCTCAGGCGGCCCTAGGGCAAGTAATGCAACCTCCTGCGGCACGTGAGCAAGCTATCTTTGAACGCGCTATGGCTATGCAAGAGCCGGGACTGCAGCGCGCACAGGCCGCACAGCAAGCCCGTGAGTTTGCTATGGGCCGTGGTGGACTACGCGGCGCACAGTTTGGTGGCACCGCTGAAGATGCCGCTATGGCCCGCGCACGCGCTGAAGCGTCTAACGCAGCGGCCTTCCAGGCTATGCAGCAGGCGCAGCAAGAAGCACAGACGCAGACGCAAGCAGCTAACGTTGCTGGTCAGCTTGGCCTGCAGGGCTACACGACAGCCTTCACGCCCATTCAGCAACAGCTCAATGCGCTGCAGGTGGCGCAGCAGGCAGCCAACATGGCACAAACCGGCCAGCTTACCGGCACCGGCTACGGCGCACAGCTTGGCCTTGGCGGTATTCAAGCACGCATCAATGCCGAGAAGGCAGCGAGCGAGCTGTTCGGCAACTTGTTTGGTTCGGGCATGGCGGCTCTTAGCGCTGCCGGCGCCGGCACGGCTCCCGGTACTAGCATTTGGGATGAGCTTAAGGGCCTTCTGGGAATCTAAGGAGCGGCATCATGGCAGGACAAGACGTAAGCGCCAACCTTGGCGGAATGTTGTCGCAGATTGGAGGCGCTATTGGCGGCATGGGCGGGGCCGGTGCTGGGCTTATGCGGCCTATTATGACTGCGTTTCGCCCTAATGTTGATGTGTCTGACCCTATGTCTTTGCAACGACAAGCTGATTTTTTTGGACGCGTTGGTGACACTGCTCAGCAAAAAGCGTTTGCAAACCGCGCTATTGTAGTAGATAAAGAGCAAAAAGCACAACGCGCTCAACAAGGGCAAGCCGCTATTGTTAAGATTCAAGAAGCAATGAAGGCTACTATGAACGATCCTTCTATGCCTGAAGAAGTAAAGCAACAGCGCATGGCTACGTTACAAAATGCAGCTAACCAAGCAGCCACTAAGTTTGGCCTTGACCCTACGCAAACGATGGACATGGGCAAAGAAGTGCAGTCTGGTTTTTATGCCCGCGAAACGCAAGTTGAAAATCTTGAAACTATTCGTCGCTCTAATCAGCGTCAAGCAGGCGTTATGGCCTTAGAGGCTGCTGCAAATAACCCGGAGCGTTTTGACGAAGTGCGTAATCAACTAGAAGCGCAAGGGTTTGGTGATGTTGTTCGTGCGTACGACTTGGGCCAAGAAGAATATAAAGCTAAGATGGCGGAGTATGGCGGTAAGATTCAAGACAATGGGCAGTGGACGGAAGAAGAAACGGCACTGGCTAAAGAGCTTGGTGTGTCTGATCGTGAACTTGCTACTTGGAAGTCTAATGCCCCGCGTGGCCGTATTGCTTTGCGCCAGCGTGCGCAGTCTGAAGCCGCTAAGGTACGCACGGAACAACGCGAGAAGACGCTTGCTGATGGCGTAGTGAAAGACCTAGTGCCTGGAGTGCTGCGGCAACTTAAGCGTGAGGGGTCTGAGTGGTTTGACATCTTTGACAAAGACGTTGAAGACTTGGCTGATGACATCCTTAGCGACGAAGAAGCGCTTGGCGACATCACTGCTCTGGTGCGCGCATCTGGCGTAAAGAACCCCGCAGAAGTTAAAGAGATTATCCTTGGCGAGTTGCGCAAGAAAGACCAGTCTATTTGGCAGAGTTGGGGCTGGGCAAAGAACGCTGTTGATTCTTACAATGAAGGACGCGGCGTTAAGTCTGTAAACGTAGGCGATAAGACGGTAACCATCGAAGAAATTACGGAGTAACAATGCCTACATACAAGATTACCGCTGACGGTAGGACGTATAAGGTTACTGCGCCGGACCAAGAGAGTGCCCTAGCGGCGCTCAATATGCAAGAGCAAGACCTTACGACTACCGCTGAGGACATCCAAGGCGCAGGCACTAAGATTCTTGACGGCCTGCTTCTTGGCTTTGGCGACGAAGCGGCTGCTGCTATGCGTGCTGGTATTGATGTAGGCGTGGCTGGTTTGTTTGGTGAGGAGGCGTCGCTGTATGGCGGGGACTTCTCGCGTGCCTATGAAAACATTGTGGCCCAACAGCGTGACGTTGAGAAGCGTTTTGAGCAGCAGAATCCTAAGCTTGCTCTTGGGCTTGAAGTTGCGGCTGGTCTGCCTACTGGTATGGCTACCGGTAAGGCGGCCCTCATGGGCGCTAGCAAGGCCGCAGCGGCAGCAGGCAAGGCAGGCACTACCCGTGCCTCTAACGCCCTTGCAGGGGCCGCTGTGGGCGCCGTAGAGGGCGGTACGTACGCACTCAACGAAAAGGAAGGAGACATCGGCCAGCGCATTGACGCAATGACCATGCAGGATGCGTTGATTGCTGGCCTGGGCGGGGCCGCTGGGGCTGTTGGTGGGTCGCTAGTGCGCGGTACGTCACCGGAAAGCCGTACTATTGGTGAGCTGTCTAGCGGTGTAGTGAATCGCTTAAACACTGCGGCTAAGTCCACGGCTATTAAGACCAAAGAAGTAGCAGATGATATTGGTGAGGTGGCCTTTAAAGCTACTGAAGCTGTATCACCTTCTCTTGCAAAAGCGGGACGCGACACTATACACCAGCTTAGCGATGTTACTGGCGAAATGATGACGTCTTTACGTCCAGCATTTGATGAAGTTAAAGACAAGTTTGATCGTTTGTTTAAGCCTACTAAAGACTATGCTTCAGACAAAGTAAGCGCTCAATACGGCGCACGTATCCACAGGGGTTCAATTAACGGACAGCGTGTTATTAACAAAGTAGACGATCTGTTTACGCGAAACAAAATGTTTGAGTTGCGCGATGTTGTTGAAGGCAACAATCAGCTCAAAGCTGCAATGGCCGACTACGCAAACCCTAATCTTGCACCTAAGCAGCGTGCTGTTGCTTTGCGCACTGTAAAGCGAGAGCTTAACGATAACAATTTGTTTAACAGCTATCGTCGCTTTATCAAAGAGCAAGAAGCTCTGCTTAACGACATTGCTCAAGGTACTCAAAGCGTCAAGCGTACTCGTGGCTATATGTCCATTGCTGCTGATTCTGATAGCAAACGAGATTTGGCTACGCGCTCTCTTGAAGCAGAGCGTAAAGCAAGCGAACAGGCTGCGCGTTTGTCTACCGCTGACGTGAGCGCCAAGGAAAAGATGAAGGTAGCGCGCTTGAACGCTGACGGCACTGGGCTATCCAAGGCGGGCATGGAAGCCCCGGTAATGAACCCAATTGACTCTCACCATTATTGGATGCGCTCTCACGCCCAGCTAAACGAAATGAACAAGGTGCTTGGGCTGCGTGGCGCACGCACTGAAGAAGAGCTGGCTGAGGTAGCACGCGGCGGCTTCTTTGGTAATCAGCTCCGTGCAAAGCTCAAGTCTGCTGGCTATAGCGACGAAGCTGTAGGCAACGCTGTTGAGATTTACAATCAAGTGGTGTGGGGCAGCCAGCGCGGTATGGCTAAAGAGCTGCAGGCGCTGCGTAACGTAGGCTATGCGTCCGCTATTGGTAACCCCTACGGTGCAGCGCTGCAGTTCCATGATTTGTTTAACAGTGCCTGGGCGAACGGACGCCGCGAAACTTTTGAGGCTCTGGCACGTAAGAACGGTTTTGACATCAGCGTTGAAGATGTGGGTATTGCGCAGCAGGTTCACAGCGAGATTGTGAATGGTGCTAAGAAAGCTGACGGCTCCTTTACTGAAACCGCTTTGGCAGACTGGGCAGCATCTCGTTCTCAAAAGCTTGTAGACTTTGCTATGCGTGCCTCTGGCTTTAGAGCTATGGACGGCTGGACGAAAGGTAAGATTATGTCTGCTGCTTTGGGCAAGGAGTTCAAGCAGCTATCATCTAGCCCCGCGCAGTGGCGCAGTAAGTGGCGCAATACGTTTGACACAGCGGAGCTTAACGAGCTTGAAGCAGCGCTTAAGAACAAGGACACCAGCAACGAGTTGGTTAAGCAGCTTGCTGCTCTAAACCTAGCTGACTTGCAGCCTATTAGCGCCGCCAGCAGCTCGCTAACCCAGCTTAGTGTTCCTAACGCACGCATCCTGTACATGCTGAAGGGCTTCGCCATGACGCAGCTACAGCTTATTCGTAAGCGTGTTGGTGGGGAGCTGAAGCGGGGTAACAAGAAGGAAGCAGTTAAGGACATGCTGGCTTATTTCTTGATCTCTGGCGGCGGCTACGGCGTTGTGAACGAAACGCGTCAGCTTGCCAAGCTAGAGTCCCCTGACTATGGCAACGTGCCGGCTCTTGCGTTCTATCAAATGATGTCTATCCCGACGCTTGGTGCATTTGGTGGTAATCAGTACGCTGCGCACTTGTTCCAGCAAAATCCAGTGGAGCAGATCACGTCTAACTTTGTGCCCGTTGTGCCTGTCGCAGAAGGTGTTGGTAAAGACTTGTCTAATTTGTTTACCAAAGGTGAAATCATTCCAGACAAAACGCTTGGCGCCATGCCTCTGATTGGTCCGTTCTATCGCGGTATATCTGAGAAGTTGGACAGCGAAAGCGAAGAGTAAAGCAAGGCGCCCGCTACGGATAACGTGTAGCGGGCGCTACGCTTCCCTACAAGTCCTCCTCCTTCACGAAGATGCCGTGGCGCATCTGCCCTTTGCGGTCCTTAATCTTATTGTAGCTGACCGTTAGCGCCTGCTTCAGCGTAAACCCGTTACGCGTTGCAATGTTAATCAACACCACCAAGCAGTCGCCTAGTTCATCCCGCAAGTCAAAGCCATCATGGACATCTTGGTCCAGCTCATGCACTTCCTCTAGCAGCTTGTGCATTTGTGCTGCGTCGCTGCTGCCTAGGATTAGGTTGCGGTCGTCATGCCATTCAGCTACACGCTGCTCTAGTTCTTCAAAGGTCACTTCGTCAACTCCCTTGCCCATACACGTTCATTGATGTGGCTATTGTAGCAGTGGTTTTTGTCGAACCAGAACAGGTCATCCAGTGCCTCTTCGGCCCGCTCCCAGCCCTCACGGTGGCAGCGTCCTGATACGGACTCATACGGCAGCCCGTTCAGGAACACTACGTTAGCGAGGACAGACAAGGCGTGGAAGACGCGGTGCAGATAGCTCTTCATGGCCCATACTTCCTTTCAATCAGCAGCTCCAAGTAGTGAATGGCTTTGAGCAAGTCTTCCTTGCCGCCCTTCTGTTCATGGCGTGTCACGTACTTAACCACGTTGCCTTCGATAAAGCCCAGCCCGTTCTGGTAGATAAAGTCGATGGGTTGAATAGCTAGGCGGTAGTGGTCGCCGCCTTCCTGGCGCTTACTAGCTTCAGTGGACGGGGCCGTCATAGCTTTCTTCACTCTCTATACCTCCCATAAGCAAGTTGAATTTACCCATATCAAGCAGCATGTTAACGGTGTCGGGGTGTTGGCCGTTAGAAGCTAGCACAAACTCCCTGCCTTCGATAAAGATAACGCAAGCGCTCTCCACCGCTACGTCAGGGTTGTCGTCTTCAAAGGTGCCAAGCGCATCACGCAGTGACTGAAGCATATCGACAACTTTATGCCGCTCTTTGCCGTTCTTCTTGAAGTCTCCCTTAACTACTTTCATGTCCAGTCTTCCCATAGCTCTATGTGATTATTGAAGCGCTCCCGGTTATCCAAGATGTGTCCCCGTAGCAGGTCCACTAGCTCCTCCGTCGTTACGTTGCAAAGCTCAATGATCTCCCAAGCGTCGCAGTGTTCCAAGATACGCTCAAAGAACGGGTCGTCTTGCAGCGGCATGCTACACCCTCCGAATCTTAGAGCCAAGGTCCATAGGCTCAGCGTAAGGTATGCCGTCAATGACCACGCCGCAGCCGATGATGGGCTTTAGCTTGAAGTGTCGCCCATAGGCAAAGGCGAGGTGCTTCTGGTTGACGCCGCAGCCTACCGCCATGCCCCATACCAGCTCCCTGTCGCTAGCCGTGTAGCTAACGCCAAGGTTGCTGTGGTTGTGGCCTGACACGGTGCATTGCATGCGCTGCTTTGCGTCGTTACGGAAACCGTTGACACCGTTAGCGGTTTCACCGTGGTGGTACAGCACGCCATCAATCTCAATCTGCTCCTCAATCTGCCAGCCCTTCGGCATTTGCATTAGCTCCTCAAGGGGCTTCATGAAGATAGAGGGCTCCATGCCTAGCTTCCGTAGCTGCCGTGCCGGGATGCGGTCATGGTTGCCAAGGATCAGGGTGAGCTTGGGGAACGCTGCGTACCAGCGCTTAGCCCGCTCCAGCGCAGACTCGTACTCTCCGTGTACGTTGTGCAACAGCGGCTCGCTGTCGTGGAAGGACAGGCTGTGGTTGTCGATGAAGTCTCCAATGTGAACCACAGTGTCCACCTTCCAAGCTTTAAACTGCTCTTGACAAAACTCCAAGTAGCCGTCAAGCTCGTAGGGCAAGTGCGTGTCTCCGATAATGCCTACCCTTGCCATGCTATTTACTCCTCTTCTTTGCGTCGCGTTCTTCGTTAGTCTTGACTTGGTGGCAGTCTTTACACAGCACTTGGAATCCGTCAGCTTCACAGAACATACGCTCTACAAAGCCGGGGAGGTCGTCGTAGTTCCGTAACGACCCGCACTGTACAATATGGTCCACTTCCACCTGCCTTGATCCAAACCAGCCGCCGCAGTGGGCGCATTCGTAGGTGTTGTACGCTACCTTAGCGGCTTGCTTGGCGCTGTGCTTCGGGCCCCATCTTTGGAAAGCAGAACGGAGGGCGCTACGTATAAAGCCAAAGTACCGTGCCTCCGTCCACTTGCCATCGTTACGTGTCCTTGGTACCTTCTTGCTCATCTAGTGTTTCCACCGTAATGCGTATCACTCCGTGTTCCTTCATCCATAGTAGGGCCATCCTGGCTATCGCTCTTGCTTGCTTTGGGTATGTAACAATATGTGTTATCTTCATAACGGAAACTCCCACATCTGCTCCGGCTCACGCCTAATCCATAGCTGTCTCCCTTGTCGTAGTAGCCAGTCGTCTAGTATCTCCTCCTTCTCGTCAACGCACATGCCCACCTTGTCGAAGGCTTGAGAGTATACGTCACGTACGTAGGCGTACATCTCAGCGGGGTCAAACATATCTTCGATGGGGTCAAGCAGAGTGCGTGTAGCTTTCTGGCCCAAGCGACGGAACAGTCCGGGGATGTTGTCCGTGGCGTCGCCAGTCAGTAGCTGCTTGTAGAAGAAACGGTCTGCATCTTCCGGTGACACGTTGAATAACTCCTTGCGCCTCCAGTTCCAGTGCCAGCCGGGAACGCCGTACAGGTCTTTGTCCAGCGTTGCAATACCATACCCGTGCTGGTACGCCATGTACCCAAGCTTGTCGTCAGCCTCCTCGCCTTGCACAAGCTCAGCGCCCAAAGAGTCAATCATGTACTCCTTGAGCGCTGCGAAGTGTGCGGGCTTCTCAGACTTCCGTGTGCCCTTGTAAGGGTAGGTATCGCAGCCGTACTGCAGCCGATAGTTACCGTCCCCTGTTAGGTAGATTTCAGCACCCTCCGCCCCAAGCTGCTGCATAATCTGCTCGCAGACGGAGCGTGCTGAACGACAGGCAAAGGCAATGGGGTCATCCTTGGCGGCGAACGCCACGCTGTACAGAATGATGTCGCCGTCCAGACCCCAGCGCATTACAGCACCTCAGCCATTGCGTCTTCGTCAGCCGTCACTTCGGGCTGGACAAGCTCTTCAATGGACATGCTGACTAGCGACGGACGTACCACACCGTCACGTGCCTTGTACGCCTTAACCTTAGCGCGCACTACGGAGCCATATCCAATCTCGCGGGGGTTGCCCTCAAAGGGCGTCTTGCCATCGTCTTCAAACAAGATTTTGAAACGCCCGCTGTTGTCAATAGGATACTGCGACTTGCATTCCACAAACTTGCCGCGTGCGTACTTGTCATCAGGCTTTTGCTTCAGCTCAATGCCAAGCTCTTCCAGCCGTTCGATAGCACGTTCGCTAAGGTTGGTGAGCTGCACGCCGTACTTGCCGGTCGGTGCGCCACGGTAGGTAATCTCGTCAACCAGGGACGGGAAGCTAACGGTAGCGCGGACGGTTACGATTTGGTTTTCCATGTTTAGTTCCTTTTCAGTTATCCGGTCGTTCTTTGACCGTGACTATATTTTCCCACAAGTAGCTTTAAATGTCAAGCACTTAGTGAGTTTCCGCCCAGTTATTTCCTACCTTAAACTCTCCGTCGAGCGGACACCGGAGGTCAAGCTGTCGTCCCGCTTCGCGTATAGCGTTACGGAACACTGCGCCTACCTGCTGCGCATACTCTTCAGGCACCTCAACCTGAAACTCATCATGCACTTGAGCCACTAGCTTGTATGGGTAGCCGTAGCTTGCTAGCTTCTGAGTCGCAATGACCAGTGCCTTCTTCATGACGATAGCGCCAGCGGATTGCAGCAGGGTGTTGAGTGCTGCGTGTTCGCTACGTATCAGCACACGGCGCCCGTCAAGCCCCGGTAAGCTACCGTCTAGCCCGTGCCTAGCCACCTTGTTAATCAGCTTCAGAAGGGCAGGGAGGCTGTCTAGGAAGCGCTGCTTAAGCTGTGCGCCCTTGCGTGACGACCCGCCTACAATGCTGCCAATCTTGGCGTCACCGGCACCGTAGAGGAAGGCGTAGATGAACGTCTTCGCTTGCGCTCTGGTGTCCAAGCCGGCAGCTTGCTGATTGTAGGTGTGGATGTCACCGTTGAGTATCAAGTCCGTGTACTTAGCATCGTCCATGTAGTGGGCCAGCATGCGTAGCTCAAGGCCACTAGCGTCAATGCCGACAAGCTTGCTGCCCTCAGGCACAACGAAGCATTGGCGGTACAGAGAGTCGCTAGGAATCTGTGCCATGTTGGGCGAGCTGTGCGTCATGCGGCCCGTCACGGCACCGCACGTGTTGACACGGCCATGGATACGTCCGTCGTCCTGCACCGCATCAAGCCAGGACTTGAGCATACCGTAGCGCTTCTGAAGCGTGAGGTACTCAAGGACAAGAGCAGCTTCAGGTATCTTTTTGTTTTGCTTAAGAGTAGCTTCGTCTACTTTTGGTTTACCACTTGGCGTAGTCTCACACCAAACAGCACCCTTCTGCGCCAGACGCTCCGCCACTTGCTGCCGTGACGCTACGTTGAACACAGTTACTTTGTCCTTGAGCCGCTTGCCAGTCTTCTCAGACCAGCGCTCCTCCACGATGGGCGGGAAGATAGCCTGAAGCTCTGCTTCAATTTCCCGCATGCGCTGTTCGTGGTCCCGATACAAGGTGCAGGCGGTGTCGAAGTCGAAGGCAAAGCCGTTGGCAATCTGCTGCACCGTAGCCTTAGCGACATCATGCTCAAGGTTAATAGACCGCTGACTGAAGCCTTGCCGGTAAAGCTCTCCGGTTATGTGTTCGTACACGTCCCAGTTAGCACGGCAGTCTTGCAGGCAGTAGCGAATCATGTCGTCCGTCAGGCCCTTGTCGAAGTCGGCAGCATCAAACTCTTCCTTGAGTTCTTTGCCGGCCCGAAGCGCCCAAGCTTTTAGTGAATGCCCACCGTCAGCAGGAGGGTTAAGGAGGCGGCCCATGACGAGGGTGTCATGAACCGCCCCGTCCCATGCCCAGCCCCACACGCGCTGCAGGACGGGCAGGTCGAAGGCAAGGAGGTTGTGCCCGATAACTGCATCAACGCCCTTGAGTGCTGCGGAGAGTTCGGATGACGTAGCGCAGTGTACGCTCTCGTTCTGAGCGGGCAGGTACACTCCAGCCATCCAGATCATGTCGTGTGAAAGATTCGTTTCGATGTCCAAGACTGCTAGTTTCATTCGGCTTTCTCCTCAGCCTACTGGTTTCTTCTTGCTCTTGCAGGGCGATTACGTAGTCACCCATTCTGCTCATGGCTAAGCCTCCATTCGGTACGAAGCGTAACGCCGGCCATCATGCACCTTCATGTCAGACACAATACGAAACCCTTCGTTACGTAGATCGTTAACGCGGGACGCTAGGCGCATAATACCATAGCGAGTCAGTGCCTCAAGCGGCGTGATGGAACCGTATTGGTTGATGTGATACATAACCTTGTCGTTCTGAGTCATAGTGTTCTCCTGAACAGTTGTCGTAATGTAACGCTACGGCCTAACTAATATTGGTAATCTGTATTAGGTTTGCCGTAACGCTACAGAACGGTATTATTTTATCATGCCGACGGGGTGTGTGTCAAGCACCAGAGCCGACAACTTCACAAACACCACCAGTGCAGGCCAGCTCTTGGCTACCCGTAGTGGTGTCGCCACGCTCAAAGGCAGGTAGAGAGGCCCAGTCAATCTCAGGCATCTTAGCAGACAGCTCCTTATACTCCTGCTCCGTAAGCTCCTGATACGGCGCTTGACGGTACGTGCCGTTGTCGTAGGGCAGCAGACTGATACCAGACATGATGTCCCAGTTGTCCCAAATCCACTGGCATACAGCAAAGAATTCATCTTCCTTGTAGTACACCGTGATGGACGGCTTGTGTTCACACCAGTGTAACTGATACTGCTTCCACACTTCAAGCTGTCCGATAGCGCCCACATCATTGCGGAAGATGGAGGTCTTCGGTGCTTCAATCGGGAAGCTGAACACGGTGGTGGTGTCAGGCTTCATGACGCACGGCTCATACGGTACGCCCTGGGCGCGCAGGAAGTCCGTCATGGGGTCTTTGTTGTCCTGCCGTACGGTGCGTACGTAGTACCGTGAGTAGTTGGGGTGGATGCCTGAAGCGCACAGCGCAAGCTGACTCACCGTACCGCTAGGCTTGACGCACGTGATGGCCGCAGCAGGATTGATCTCAAGGCTCTCAGCCCACTGCTTGTTCACGTTGACGGCACGCTCACGCATGACAGTCAGCCACTCTTCAAGCTTCTTGTTACCCTTGCTGCCGTTAAGCACAGGGTGGTCCATGAGGCCCGTCAAGCTGACGCCAAGCAGCGCTTCCTCCTCGCAGTTCTTCTTCCACACAGAGCGGAGGTAACGGAAGTTAGTGAGCGTAGCTTGCAGCGTACCGAAAGCCGTAGCCACCTCCACCTTCTCCAGCAGTTGGTCAAGCGTATCGGTGGACCGTACAATCACTTCGCTCAGGTTGCAAAACTCAGCGGGGCGCAGGAGGATTTCGCTGCACGGGTTACACCCAAAGGCTGCGGTGTTGTCCCGCCGTCCGTTACGCCCCGCAATGTTGCGTGCTGCTTCCCGTGAGAAGATGCCACGCTCACCAGAGTAGCTCTCGTACAGCGCCTTCATCTCGCTCATGAAGAACGGGAAGTCAGGCTTCTCGTCGTACACTGCGCTGTTGTTAGCGAGGGCACGCTGGCCGTTACGCTCCCACCACTGCCCAGACTTGGCTGCCTGCATGCGGTCAGACACAGGGCTCGACAGGCTGATGAGGGCAGAGCGGCGCACACCACCCACCACCACGATCTCAGCGATCTTGCAGCAGATGTCATGGCACTCTAGGTCGGTGAGCTTCCTACCCGCAGCGCCCTTGAACACGTCCACAAGGAAGCGGTGCAGGTCTTCCAGCGGCTCCGGCCCAGACGCCCTGCCGCCAAAGGTTTTCAGGCGTGCGCCAGCGGGGCGTACCTGGGAGTAGTCCAGCTTGGGCACCTCGCCAGCGTAGAGCATGGCGATTAGCTGTCGCGTACTCTTAGCCCAGCCAATCTTGCTGTCCGCTACGACAATCGTGGTGTCGGTATTGTCAAACTCTTCGGCCACGATGGGCAGCTTCTTGACTTCCTCACGCTCCACGCTGAAGCCTACGCCCGTTCCGCAGAGCAGGATGTACATCAGCTCGTCGAAAGCTTTCGGGTCATTGATGGCAAGGTAGGCGCAGTTGAAGCCGGCTACGTTGTCACGGTCCAGCGCAGGGCCAGCCGTCATGAGGGCGCGCATGCTGGGCACAACCTCAAGGTTGCTGATAGCTTTCTTGAAGCGCGTTGCTTCATTGCTGCCGATCATGCCCTTGTCTTTCCAGTAGTTTACGTAGCGGTTGACAGTCTCGTCCCACGTTTCGCGCCGCTGCTCGTCTTCCAGCCAGCGAGCGTAGCGACTAGCGTGGATGAACGCGCTGTAGCTTGGGTTGCTTGTCGGAATCATTGTCTACTCCTTTGTTGAAATACATACGCTCTAGTTTGTCAAGCTTCTTAGACACTTGGTCTAGTAATCTTTCCAGCTCCTCGACACGAAGTGCTGAGGCGGGGGTCTGACGCATTCTAATTCCTCCATAATTTGTTCACGCTGCTCGTCGGTGTACCGTGACCAGCGCACGATTTGCTCCTTGGTTCTACCGCAGCCAGTGCACCTGTCCCCCATCAGCTCACACTCGCTGCGACACGGTGACTTCATAGCGCCTCCTCCTCAGGCGGCGTGTACTCGCTGAGCCGTCCAGTCTCCATGTCGTAGAGCAGGTGACCGGCTGGTCCGGTGATGCCACTGAAGCGATTCTTAAGCACGCGAATGCGCGTGGTGTTGCGTTCAGTTGCACTTTCAGCTTGGCCGTTACGCTCCAAGCCGATTACAAAGTCGCTGAGCTGAGCGATGGACGCACTGCCCCGCAGTTGCGACACAGACGTAACCGCTCCATCCTCGTGGCCCTTGCCGTCAGGGCGCTTGAGGTGTGACACAGCGAACAGCACAATGCCCGTGTCCTGCGTAAGCGTGCGCAGCTTAGTCATGATTTCGTCAAGGGCTTTACGCTCGTCGCCTTGCTGCCCAGCAGAAACCAGGATTGATATATGGTCAAGGACGATGACGTTACAGTCCAGCGCCTTAGCCATGAAGCGTACACGGGACACAACATCGTCAACGCTAGCGCCAATGTCGAAGCCAGCGTCCATGATGAACAGCCTGTCGTCCCCATACACACGGTCGTAGCAGTCTAGCCAGTCCTGAGAGCCACGTTCCACCTTGCTGATGGGCAGATGTAGCGGGGTTTCTAGGTCCACGCTCATGAAGCCTTCAGCGGTACGCTCGACGCTCTCCTCCATGAACAGGCAGCCGATACGATTGTCCGTGGTGTTCTTGATGTGCATCACAATCTCACGCAGGATGGACGATTTGCCCAGCCCGCTACCTGCCGTGATGGTGACCAGCTCCGTAGGGCGGAAGCCGTAGGTTAGTTCATTCAGCTTAGTCCACGGGTAGTCGCCAAGCTTGCGTGGCTTAGGCGCTAGCAAGCGCTCAAGCAGCTCCTCCTTGGACAGCACACCCTTCGGCGTATACAGCGACGCCTGCCAGAACGCATCCGTAAACTCCTTCTTACGGCCAGCCTTGAGGTAGTCGCACGCATCCTTGCCAAGCCGTGCGTCAAGCTTCATGACACGCAGCTTACCAGCGAATACTTCAGCAGCTTTCTCAATGCCTTCGCGTCCTGGTTCGTCAGCGTCAAAGCACAAGATGATTTCATCGAAGCCATCAAGGAAATTGTACGCTGCCTTGAAGTCACGCCCTGCACCAGCAGCGCCAGACTTTAGGGACACCACAGGCGACTTACCATCGAACAGTTGATTAGCCGCAATGGCGTCAAGCTCACCTTCAGTGACCACGATACGCCGCTGCTCGTGGTTACCGTAACGCTGCTGACCAAAGAGGCCAGCGTCCTTGGTGTTACCTACAACAGTGAAACCTTTGGTGCTGACGGTGCGTACCTTGAAGCCGATAGGCTGGCTGCTGTCTTCACCAAAGTAGGGATAGTAATGCTTATCTCCGTCAACAATAACACCGTAATGTTTGGCGTACGTTGACGTAATGTTGCGCTCTGGGATGCTAGACGCAGGCGCTTCGGCCCACTTAGCAATCAAGCGCTCAAGCTCTAGGTCTTTCGTAAGTGTTACGCTAGGTGTGTCGATAGGTTTCTCCGTGCCGAAGGAACGCTCCGGTTTGATGAACGGTACGGTGTTGTCGTTACGTGGCGCTGGCGTGTGCTTCTCGCAAGCGAAACAAAACTTACTACCGTTACTGTATACTGCGTTAGCGTCGCTGCTACCGCAAGCTTCACAGCCCTCGTGTTTAACGAAGGTAGATTCGCTAGTGTTATACATTGTGTCCTCCGTAAAGGGCCTAATATTTTATCATGAATCGGAGCAAAAGTCAACGCTCAATCATCGACATCAAGAGGTTAGCCACTTTCTCTCCATACTCTTTAGTGATGTCACGCATTGCAATTGTGGAGTCAGTCTCCGGGTTTGCTAGGTAGTGGTACAGTTCCTCCAGTTCTGGGCGTGTAATGTCCGTGTAGTGGTTACGTTCAGGCCCACTCGTCGTAGTCGTGGTCATCGTCGATGCGCTCCTCAGTGTCGTCATCATTGTAGTCTTTAAAGAAGTCCTGCTCAGCACGGCTGCGCAGCGGCCCGTCACCGTGCATGTGTACGTCGTTACCATCCACCATGGAGTAGTCCCCGGACGTGGCAGACAGCAGCGCAAAGCGAGCGTCACGCGTGTCCTCCATGGTGTCCCAGGTTGTGGTGTCCATGACGGTTTCCAAGGTCAGCATCCTGTTCGCTACGCTACGGTTAGCTTCACGCTCAATGTTATGCTGCCGGTACTGCTCAGGCGTTATGGTTTGCACCGTGCCGCCTGCCGCCTCAAAGGCTGCGATGTCAGCGGCAAGGGCGCGGCGCTCCTCGTCCTTATCGTCGCGCTTCGTGTGTAGTGCCATGCCTCACTCCTATGCTCTGCCACGGCAGCGTGTTGATGCGTCCGTGTACTGTGCCCTTTACGTCACCGTGTATGTCACCGCCTACGCTGCCACCTATGCTGCCCCAGACGCTGCCCTTGACGGTACCTTTGACGGTCAGGATGCGCCACTCCTTGCTCTTCGGCGTGTACTCAAAGTCAATCATATCCAGCACCTGCTCAAGCGTAGGGCGTGGGGCGTTAGGGTCTGGCTTTGTGACTTTATAGCTGCCCATCACTGCTCCTCCGGCGGTTCGGGTAGGGGCATCCAGTGGGTGGGTTTCCGGTAATCCCAGCCCGCCCACTTGCCCGACAACCAAAATGAGCTTTGGGCGTACATAAAGTACCCAAGGTTTATACCTAAAAGGATATGCTCACCATCCCGTGGCGCTGTCTCAATCGGTTGCCAAGTCATTGCTCCTCCTCCAACACCTTAATGGCTTCCTCCCCCCTGCCTTCTCGGATCAGGCGAATAGCGCGCTCTTTGGGGGTTTCCACAAATTGCCATTCACGCCCGTTGATTGTGCCCTGAACGTCGCCCCAGACGTTGCCCAAGACGTCGCCTTTGACACTGCCAAAGACGCTGCCATAAACATTGGCCCAGACGCTGCCTTTGACGTTGCCTCCAACGTCGGCACAGACGCTGCCCCTGACGCAGCCCTGAACGTCGCCCCAGACATCGCCACAGACCTTCTTCACGCGTAGGCTGCCATCCTTATCGCGATCAAACGCAACAAGCTCAAGCACTTCTTGCATCGTTGGTTCTTTCATTGCGAACTCTCCCTTTAGAGCAGCTATAAGTATGCGGTTCAATTCGTCCATCACTTCTCCTCCTTTGCTTTTTCGATGGCGGCGTCCACTAGCCGGTCAACTTCGGCGACCTCTGGCCATTCGGGACCGTTCCCACGATCCTCGCCAATCAGCATCCAGCCGCCGTCCCTGATCCACCTGTACCGTCTATCGTTCAGGTCCAGCTCTTCGATGCGGTCGGCTATGGCCTTTACAGACTCGGCGACATCGCAATGACAGTCAGGATCGTGCAAACGTCGGATTTTGTATGCGTCATGGCATCGGCACAGCACAAGGTCTTGCAGTTCTGCGAGGGACTGCTTCACATCGTCACTCATGCTCCTCTCCCTTTGCTTTTGCGCGAGATGCATACCCGCAGACGGGGCAGTAAAAGACAACGCTCGCGTACTCGCCGTTTTCAACCCACAGCTTTCCATCTTCGTCCTCAAAGCAGACGTCAACGGCTTCCCCATGGCCTCCTGATTGTGAGTGCAGCTCGCAACGATGCCGCTCCTGCGGACCGCCGTTGACCCTCACCGTATGCCCCTTTGCTTTTGTGATAGCGGCGCGGGTTTTGTTGAGCAGCTTGATCAGCCTAGGATCGTCATCAGCGCCAAACATCTTGATGAAATCCACAAGCGCCTCCAGCAGATCAGGCGCCGCAGCGATGAGGCGGGCGTCTTCTTCCCGCCCGATGGCGCCCCAAACCGCTTCAGGATCGCTCGCCGTTGCGACCCAACATTCGGCTTCCGGCGATCGGATGTCGTACCCATCGATCAATTCATAAACGACCCACGGCCCCGGTGTGTGTTTACTCATTGCTCCTCCTCGCTACTCTCCGTAGCCTCAAGTCCCACCTCTATGGCACGCAGCACGCCCAAGCTAAGGAAAGCTTGCGCTGCTTTGCTGTCCATGTCAAGCACCACCGTAGCGCTGCCGTCTTCGTTCTCCACTACGTCAATCACCTCGACGTGAAACTCTTCATTCTGCTTGTTCATACGCATACTCCCACGCTTCGCGCAGTTCTTCGTAAAGGTGCACAAGGTCTGACATTAAAAAGTCTACATAAAAACAATTGATTGGCCTAATGTCGATGCCCTTCTCGTCAAACATTTCAGAGCATCTAATCTCAGCGATGCCCCCATCGCCGTCTGTATACAGAATGGCGGCGCCGCCAGAATAGCGCCAGTCGGTCCTCTCCATGTTCTGCGCCCAGTCCATAAGCGCCTGCTCTGATTCAAAACCGTAACGCTCAAGCAAGTCTTTACTGATGCCTTCCATCACTGCTCCTCCTCGTCAGCGTCCAGCATAACTTCAAGCGTATCAATAGCTTGCGCAATGTCAAGTAGCAAACGCGCTTCGTTGTCGGTGAGCTGATGCTCGACAACACGAAGCACAGCGTACGCGTTGGACAGTAGGTCAGCGGCACGGGCGCGTGCGTCAGTCAGTCGTGGGGTCATTCCAGCTCTCCTTAATCCATTCGTCGTAAGTTAAGAAACATTTCCGGTGATAGGACCAGAACCGACACTGCTTGTACACATCAGACATACCATTCTCCATTACCAGTAATTAATTCACTCATAACGCTATCATCCTATGGTTGATAATGACTTGCACCGTCACGTCCCAATCGGTGGAATAAGCATACGCTGCGGCCATTTGTTTTGCAATCTCAATGACACGCTCGCGCACGTCACCGTTCACGTGGTCGGACCAAAACGGTATGGTGATGACGGGCTCTCTGCTACAGTCGCAGTAAATCTTTATCAGAGCGTCCATATCGAAGCTCTCAGGCGACGTAAAGGGGTTAGGCATAGGACCGTACTGCCTAGCCTCAGCGGCCCGCACAGCGGCTTCTGCGGCGTCCTGCCCTGCCTGGATTAGTTCTGCTGTCGTCATGGTCATGGGTTGCTCCTTTGCTTTTGCACTAAGTCAGTCACGGCTCAAGCCCCGTACCAGTCCAGCACGCGCTCAAGCGCTTTTACCAAACGCTTCACTTGCTTCCTGTCCTCGTCGTAGTCGAAAGAGAACGTCCCCACCCTGCCCTCTTCCAAGTCCTGCTTAAAATAGCTAAGCTGTGCGGACAGCTCTTTGATTATGATGTCGTTTAATTGCTCGTCGCATATTTCAATGGTCATCATAGCTTACACTCCGTTTGAACTGTTAAGTAATCCTTACACGTTGCACTTTACTGCGCATAGTTTGCGGTGATTCGCGCACTTTTCTGCGCATAGCGTGGGCCGTAGCGGCACACACTCACAGCCCATACTCTTCCTGCCAGTCCGTTATAGCTTCCATGTAGTCGTCAATAGCTTGATAATACTTCGCGTCTAGCGCTGCCGCCAGCTCCTCTTCAAAGCCCGTGAAGCGCTTGCCAATGGC